GGACAGGATGTTCTTCGTAACATCCAGCGTAATAGAAAATTAATAGATCTTGAATCAACACCTTCTGATCTAAAACAAGAAATTATAAATACGTTTAACAGCCAAGATAAAAAAGAAAACGCTAAGAAGGTTTTCCAATATCTAGTTGATAAGCGCTGTCGTAGATTATTAGAAGACGTAAAGGACTTCATTTGATATGGTTAATAAAGTAAGTTATAGAGCACATGAAGTGCTTGATAAAGTTGTCAAGGCAAAATCACGTCCTGACAAAATTAAAATTCTCCAAGAACAAAATAATAACTGGGCATTAAAAGACATCTTACGTGGCACTTTTGATGATGCTATTCAGTGGGAACTGCCTACTGGACCGGTACCATATGAACCAGCTCCTTTTGATTCTCACCCATCTGAATGGTCTCAGCATAATAAAAAGCTAGCTTACTTTGCTAAGGGTGGTAGAGGCAGAGAAATGTTAAAAGTCAAAAGAGAAAAAATGTTTTTAGATATACTCGAGACAATCCATCCTCGAGACGCAGAGCTTCTTGTTGGCATGATTAATAAAAAAATGCCAATCAAGGGAATTACCAAAAAACTTACACAGGAGGCATTTCCAGATTTAATACTCAAATAACTAAGGGAGAACAAATGAGTAAAATCCAAGTTGATAGACTAAAGAACGATTTGTTAGAACTGAATAATTATATAGAAAGGGTTAAAATGAAAAAGAATAAAGACCTATTATCTAAATTAAAACGAAAACGCGACTTCTTAAAATCAACGTTGGAAACAGCTGCATAGGAGAAAGGATAGGGGGCTTCGGCCCCCAACACAAAATGCCATCATACACAATGATTAATATAGAATCAGGCGAAGAGAAAGAAATGGTACTCTCATTTGCCGAGAGGGATGAGCTTCTATCATCAGGTAAATGGAAGCAAAAACTATCCACAGCAAAATTCATTTCCGGTCATGGTGATGTTGCAAGACGCCAAGCTGGTTCTGAATGGAATAATTTTCTTAAGAAAATAGATAAACAATCTGGAAGACATAGTAAGATTCAAACATAATGAAAAGACAAAAGTCTGTTAATAATTCAATGTCGGTTAGATTGGATGATTTACTTCAATTTGATCCATTAACAAAAAATCAGGAAATAGCATATAAAGTATGGGATGAGGGTGATAATATAGTACTAACTGGAACAGCAGGTACTGGTAAAACTTTCATGGCTTTATATCTTGCATTAGAGGATGTGCTTGATAAAGACACTGAATGGGAAAAATTAGTAATAGTAAGATCAATGGTTCCTACAAGAGAAATGGGATTTTTACCTGGTGATAAAGAAGCCAAAGAAGAAGCTTTTACTACTCCATATAAATCTATATGCCATGAACTTTTCGGTGATAAGACGTCATATAGCAAGATGGTAACAGCAAATCAGATTCAATTTGAGTCAACATCATTTATAAGAGGTCAAACATTTGATAATACTATTATAGTTGTTGATGAAATGCAAAACTTAAATTTTCATGAATTAGATTCTGTTGTAACGCGTGTAGGTAGACATAGTAAAATTATTTTTTGTGGTGACTATAAACAAAGTGATTTTAAATTTGATGATGATAAACAAGGGATTGTAAAGTTTTTACAAATTGTAGAACAGCTAAAAAACTTTACGATAATAAATTTCGGCTGGGAAGATATTGTAAGATCTGACTTTGTCCGAGATTATATAATGACAAAAGAAATGTTAGGCTATTAGGAAAGGTACATGGCAAAATATTCTAGATTCGACCCCCGCAATAAAAAACGTGGTAAACACAAAAGTCAATCTTTAGCAAAAGATTTAAGAATCCGAGAGGTTCAAGATATTGACTCTAAACGAATATTAAATGAAGTAATGTATGATGATGAATATGATTATGAAGAATACGAGCCTCAACAGCTCCAAGGATAATTTTTTTCGTGTATTGACATTACGATCTAGGTATGAAGAAATAATTCATACTAATTCATTCAACTTATCAAGTTTAAATAGTGATATAGATAATCTAAAGTGGTTCAACAAGAACGGCCATAAGTCTAATAGATTTCGAAATGATTTCAATGAGGCGAAGCAAATTGCAAATTACATAATTGAGTATTATGATGAAAACTTTAATCTACCAGGTGTATACCGGAAAGCGTTCTAAGCTTTACGATATTTGCACACAATCCGTAAAAGAATACGCAAAACGAATCGGTGCTTCATACGAAGTTCAACGAACACCAATTCTTATGATTCGTCCAGATCCGTTTGTGACAAATCGTAGTAAAGAATCATATGAAAAATATGGTGGTTTTTTACCAATTTATGAAAAAGAAAACGCTTTTACATATCTTAAAACATATGATAAGGTAGCTATTATCGATGCTGATGTATGGATTAGACCTGAGTGTACAGAATCTATTTTTGATGATGCTGGCTCTGCAGAATTTGCTGGCGTATTAGAGCGTGAAATGCCTATTCCTCAATGGTATGTGCAAAAGCTTGCTAATTATACGCGGATGCAGTATGGTATGAATTCACTAAGACCACTTTTTAACTGGAAAAATCCTGCGGGTGCTGACTTTTACAATATGGGAATTATGGTTCTTAACAAATCTATTGAAAAATATCTACGCGGGGAAACACCTAAGCAATTTCTTTCAAGACCAGAATTTAAACCATTTATCGATGGTATGGGTGCATGGAAGTGGTCTACAGATCAAACTCTGCTGAATGTATGGGTTAAAGAAGAGAAAATGAAAGTAAAAAATCTTCATTGGAAATGGAATGGTTTATATACTGCTAATAGTAAAATTAAAGAGTGTAATTTTGTTCACTTCTTTTTAAAAGACAAGCTTCCAAACAAAGGTGAAAATGTAGAAGAGTTGATGAAGATTGTTCAATGAAAATAGTATTAGTTACAGGTGGATTTGATCCAATTCATAGTGGTCACATTTCTTATTTAAGAGAAGCTAAAAGGCTAGGTGATAAATTATTTGTTGGCATTAATTCTGATGAATGGCTAGAACGTAAAAAGGGTGCAGCGTTTCTACCATACAATGAAAGATATATGATTACTAGTTCACTAGATATGGTAGATAGAATTATTCCATTTAACGATGATGATAATACTGCGTGCGATGCTATTGAGTTTATACTAAAAACCACTTCATCTGATGTTATATTTGCAAACGGCGGTGATCGAAATAATACAACGACACCTGAATATGAAAAATATAATAAGCATCCAAGTGTTGAATTTGCATTCGGTGTTGGTGGAGATGATAAGAAAAATTCATCTAGTTGGATTCTAGATAAATGGAAAACACAAAAGACTGAAAGAGAATGGGGTTATTGGAGAGTATTAGATGATAAGCAGCCTCGTATAGGTCAAAAGGTAAAAGAGCTTGTTATAAATCCAGGATGCAGTCTAAGTGATCAAAAACATGAGCATAGAAGTGAACATTGGTATGTACTTGAAGGTCAAATTAAGATACAATTGGAATTATCTAATGGCATGAAAAGAACAAGGTTGATTGAACCTCATTCTACGTTTGTTATTCCAAAAAGATCGTGGCATAAGACAACAAATGTTGGCACAGAAATGGCACACATAGTTGAAATACAGTATGGTGAATTATGTGAAGAAAGTGACATTGAGAGAAGATGAAAATAGCAATTAATGTAAGTATTGGTGATTATGTTGATAGACATAGTATTCTTGTAATTAAGCAAGAAAAGGGTCTTAGTGTTGAGAACGAAATTGAACAATATCACGAGCTAGATGAAACTAATTATAATTATTTTCTTAATATTATAAAGGCTATTAATCTTCAATTGTGGGATTTAGAGGATCGTAAACGTAAAAGAGTTGAAAGATATACTTCAGAAGAAAGTGATGTTGCTTATCTTATTACAATGCTAAATGACTTACGACATGAAACTAAAAAAAGAATTGATATGTTTTATAATAGTGATTTGACTGAAAGGAAAAGTCATTGAAACACATTGCACTTAGATCTCGTAGTATGAGAGCAGGTATTAGACCGTACACAGCTCCTGGATTAGGTGATAGAGTGCACAGTGTCTATCTAGCATATCAATATGGATTATCACATAATTCACCTGTTACTATTCATCTGACTGATGATAAATGGAGTGTGGCCGGTGGTGTACAGTCAGATAAAAAGAAAAAATCTTGGCCTGAAATAATTAATTTGTTTCCTAAAGATTCATTGTTTATTCAAGCTCATCCAGTAGAAAATTTACCTGAAGATGAGTGGATAAATTATCTAGCAGACAAAGGTATTGTGGCTGAAACTTATTATTATAGCGATTGTTTTAAAATGCATCCAAACGATTATGAAATGCCATTTGCATTTGATGCATCTAAAGTATTAAGTAATGAGATATTATTACGAGCAGAAGACTGTTCAAATGATCTAGATTTGCCAAAGAAGTTTGTAACTGCCCAATGGGATAGCACGGATCAACAACGCACGTTATCACCTCTTGTTATTGATAGTATACATAATAAGTATAGATCACAAGGTTGTGAAATAGTTGTAATAGGTGGTGAATCTAAAAACGATCTCCTTAAAAATTCATTAAAGCATATTGGATATGCTATGTCAAAAAGCGAAGCTCATATTGGCGGAGATTCTGGTTTTTTACATATGGCATTACTCTATCATAAATTTAAAAATATTCACTTATATAATAAAATTAATGGATACTTTTCACACCATGCTTATAGAGCAAAACTCAACGGTTGTAAAACTTTTAACATATAGGAAATAAAATGAAAGTTATAGTATTAGGTGGAGATGGATTCTGTGGTTGGCCAACTGCACTAAACTTATCTCATCTTCAGAGACACGAAGTTTACATTGTAGACAATCTATCTCGTCGTAATATTGACAATCAGCTTAGCAGCAACTCTTTGACCAACATAGCAACGATTGAAGATCGCGTGCAGGTTGCTGGCTGGAATGGTATGAAACTTGAGTATCACAACATTGATATTGCCAAAGAGTATGATAAGTTTAGACAGTTTGTAGATTATGTTCGTCCAGATGCTATTGTTCATTTTGCTGAACAACGAGCGGCACCTTACTCTATGATTTCTGACGTAGAGCGTAGATATACAGTAGATAACAACATTACAGGAACACATAATGTACTTAATGCTATCGTTGATGTTGATCCCAATATTCATCTTGTTCATCTTGGTACGATGGGCGTTTATGGATATTCAAAAGAGTTTGGAGACATCCCTGAGGGTTATTTGAATGTCAAGATTAATTCTACTGAGAAAGATGTAGATATTCTTTATCCAACTAATCCTGGTTCTGTCTATCACATGACAAAATCTTTGGATCAGATTATGTTCCAGTTTTATAATAAGAACTGGAGTCTAAAGATTACAGATCTTCACCAAGGTATTGTTTGGGGTACACAGACCAGACATACTAATATTGCACCAGAGCTCACAAACCGTTTTGATTATGATGGTGTCTATGGAACAGTTCTCAATCGATTTATTTCACAAGCTGCTACACGTAATGACATAACTGTTTATGGCACTGGTGGTCAGCAACGTGCGTTTATTCACATTGAAGACACCGCTCAGTGCATTCGTCTTGCAGTAGAGAACCCACCAGAAGATACAAAAAAGGTTCGTATTTTTAATCAGGTGGCAGAAGTTCATTCTGTAAGAGATCTTGCTGATAAGGTCGCTGGTTTGTATAGAGGTCTTGTCTCTTATGTAAACAATCCTCGCAAAGAGCTAGCAGAAAATGAACTGGCTGTTTCTAATCAAGGGTTGAAATCTCTTGGATTTGAGCCTATACTGTTAGATGATGGTCTTCTGGATGATGTTAAATTTATTGCAGAATCTATGAAAGAAAATCTAAACAAAAATAACATTCTTTCATCACCAAAATGGTAACATGACAAATATTATATTACAGCATTACACAGGTGAATTGAAGCCTATCAATCATGAGTCAATGAAAAACATTGAAGCTTATGCAAAGTCTATTGGATCTGATTATAGATTTATTGAAGGTGATGTATTTCAACCAGGTCTGCGGCCTCCTCTTCAAAAAGTATATTTACTCGATAAAGAATTTGATAATTATGAGACAGTCGTGATGGTTGATATCGATATGTTTGCAGTCAAAGGCATGACTGATAATATATTCGATGTACCAGGTATGGGATTATATGGTGACGTTCAACGTAAATTGCACAATAGAATTGCAAGAGAGCATCCACAAATAGCAAGTGTATTTCATCCATATTGGGGTGGAGCTATATATAAATTTGATTTAGAAACACGTAAGAAACTGCGTGAAGGATTATTGGGCGATACAAGTTGGATTCAAACATATCAACCTAAACACCACTATGGCGATGAGGGTATCATGCATACCTTAGCATGTAAAGCCAAACTACCGCTAAGTAACTATATTAGTGGGTTATGGTGTTATGATAATTATTTGCCTAATCCAGAAAAGGCGAAGATGATTCACATTAGAGAAAAGCCTATCAAAGATAAATTTGCAAATTATGAAGTATTGGTTAAAAAAGGTATATTATGAAGATATTAGTGACAGGAGCAACTGGCTATATTGGTGCGCATTTTGTAAAAACTGCAGCATTACATGGTATGCAAGTTGTAGCTACTGACTTTAATTGGAAACAAAATAATATTTCACGCTGGTGCGATGAGGCTATTGATTGGGACTTTCGTAAACCATCGGGTATGCGCAGAGGTTTTGATAAAGTAGTTCATATTGGTGCCATGGGTAAAGTGCCACTGTCAGTGAAAAATCCATGGTTATATTATGAGACTAATGTTGTTGGTACAAAAAATGTAATTGACTTTGCTGATTGTGATCACTTTATCTATTGTTCAACAGGATCTGCTTTTAGTCCTCAAACATCGCCATATGCTACAACTAAGCATGGTGGTGAACTTATTACAAAACAATTCAATGAAAACGCTAGTATAGTAAGATTTTATAATGTTAGCGGCAATGACGGTTTTAATAAGTTTGATGATGAATACAGTCATTTGATTCGTAAAGCTGCTGCTGTAGCTAATGGTAAATTTGACACATTACATATACATGGAACAGACTATGATACACGTGATGGCACGTGCGTACGTAACTATACTCATGTGTATGATATCGTAGAATCACTTTATAGAATTACTAATAATCCACCAACGGGAACAATTGATTGTCTTGGTGCACCTGAAGGTGTAACAGTCAAAGAAGCTATTAGTACTATGGCTAATGTATCAGGTTCAAATCTACATGTAGTTGAGGGTCCACGCCGTGAGGGTGATATTGTAACATCTACAGTACCAACACAGTCAATCTATTTTAAACAAACAAGAACACTTGAAGATATTTGTGAAGATGCATTAAGGCACGAGGTATGAAAAACTTAATATACCAATATTGGATTGGTCCTGAAATGGAAAAGTGCGCTGAGTATGGTGTAGAGTCTATGAAGGCTTATGCCAAAAAGATTGGTGCAGAATATATGTTTGAGCGTAATCCAATATTCTTTGATAAAATATGTGATGAACCAGCTGCTTTTAACTCGTTTCAGCCAGTGTTCAATGAAGACTTTCATGACTATGATGCCGTGCTTACACTTGATACTGATATATTTCCTGTTGATGGTATAGAAGAAAATATATTTGAATCAGATCTTGCAGAAATGAATATATGCGAAGAAGTTCATATGCCAGCTTTAAAAAAGAAAGTTGGGACTTATGGTATTCAGGAGAGATGGTCAAAGGAAGTAGAAAAATTTTATAATATTGAGTTACCTAAAAATTCATCTGGTTTATACAAAATATATAATGGTGGATTAGCTGTGTATACAAAAGAAGGTATGCGTAAGGGTAAGGATCTAATGAAACCAATCCAACCTTTTATGAATCATTTTAAGCCGAAGTTCAGTCGTAAACTTTTTTGGAGAGATCAAGCATATGTACACGCAATGTTTGTAGCAAGTGGTTTACAAACGCGTGAACTTAGTGTAAAATGGAACACACAGATTCATTGGGAACCAAACACTAGTGGCAAAAGGCCAGTAATAGATATGAGAAATAAAGACACCCGCTTTGTGCACATGCAGTTATCAGGTTCGAGTGATTGGGATAGACAACAAATATGGGAAGCTGTCAATCTTCCTGTAGACTTATGGAGCTTTAGAAATGGCAATTAGAATTGATCAAATGGAAAATCTGCAAAAGTTAGGAATATCATTAGATATGGTAAACAGTTCAGGTCAGCTAATTGATCCTGCTAAACCACATTTGGGTGGAAACCAACCACGTATTATGCCATCATCATATGTTCCTAACACGTGGCAATTCATTTTAGATAATTATAACATTAATAGTGTTTTAGATATCGGTGGTGGATATGGGTTTGCTACAAAATGGTTTTTAGATCAAGGCGTTGATTGTACTTTGGTAGATGGATTAGAATATAACGTAGAGCAAGGAGTAGTTCCTGATCATGGCTTTGTCCATGATTTAGAAGATGGACCTATCGAGTTTGATGAAGTAGATCTTGTTATTTGTATCGAAGTTGTAGAACATATTAAAGAAGAATATTTAGAAAACTTATTGCAAAGTATGGCGTTGGGCAAGTATGTTCTTATGACTCATGCATTCCCAAATCAATATGGTTGGCATCACGTTAATTGTCAGGAAACAGAATATTGGTTAAAGCATATGAAACGATATGGATATAGTCCCATTGAGGATCATCAAAAACAAATACGTAAAATTGCAAAAGATGAAAAAGGTACACATATCGAAAGAAGCGGATTATTCTTAGGTAGGTAAATGGCTTTTTGGGATAATAGAGTAAAAAGTTTAAGCAAGTCTTTTAAAGTCAGTAAAGATATATTTTTGGCAAATAAAGATATATCTAGAGTTATGCAGACTCATAATGTAGGTGCCATAGATAAATTAATAAATTATTTAAATGATCCAGATATAGTAGCAAAAATTAAAGATCCAAGATTTGGTTCACCTAATACTCATAAAGGATTAACACTACAATCAGCAAGAAATGCCGTTTATAGAAAAATTATGGCTAATTATTTCGATCTATCCAATATTAATCATGTAACTGATTTTGGCGGCGGTTACGGTAATAATTGTAGGGTATGGAATAATTTAGGTTTCCAAGGCCATTTTGCTTTAGTAGATTTGCCTGAAGTCATAGAGATACAAAAACACTATATTTCAAATGTTATACCCGCTGCTTCAGTATCTTACGCTTCAATATTATCAGATGTAAAAATAGAACAGCCACAAGCTTTGTTTTTTGCAACTTATAGTTTAAGTGAGACAAGCTTAGAAATCCGTGAAAAAGCTATCGATAATATAAAAGAATATGATTATATTTTTATAGCTCATAATGACACATTTCCTGTTTATGGACAAAATAATTCTGTTAACAACAATAACTATTTTGACAAAATGAAAAAAGATTTTTCAGATCAATTTGAGTTTTTTGACTTTACAGATAAAATATATAAGAAAAACGCTAGCTATGTTATAGGACGAAAAAAATGATTACAGCAGACTTAAGAAATATTACCGCTCTTTCAGAATTTACACAAAAAATTAGAGATATTCAAGAAGAGGCGCATGGTGAAGGTTACTGCGATATCCATGATGGTATTGTTAAGTGTATGGAGAACAGCTCATCTTATAAAGAACTTGGTGTAAATCAGGGTGGAACAGCTGCTGCAGCTCTTATGACAAACCCTGAAAGAATAGAACTTATTGATCTTACTATGAAAAGATTTGATGAATATCTTGGTCCGATAGCTCGTGAATATTGTGAAAAAAACAATATTAGTCTTACTACATTAGAAATGGATTCAACATCAAAAAACGCCGTGACAGATTCATTTGATGTTTTACTTATTGATTCATACCATAAGCCAGATCACCTGCGCAAAGAGATGAACTTACATAAAGACTATATTAATAAGTACATGATTTTTCACGATACTAATATCATTAGTAACGGATTAAAAATGGCTATTATTAGTTTTACAAATAATAATCCTTGGAAGATTGTGGAAGACAATCAACGTAGTAACGGTTATATGGTAATTGAACGCACAGGCTGGTAATGAAAGCATATGTCATAACAATCGAAGGAAATGAGGTTTCAGAAAACGGAGCTCAGACTTGCATTGAAAGTAGTTGGCAACATAAAAATGAATTTTCTATTGAAAAGTTTGATGCGTCAATTCCTAAAAACGTTGATTATGAAATGCAAACTTTTTTACTCGAATGGGATTATCCATGGTCAGGCGAGGTATTAGATTTTGCAAGCGGTCTTAAGAAAACAGCTTATCAGACAAGAAATCCAAAGGCAAGGATTGCTTGCGCATTGAGTCATTATAGACTTTGGAAAAAATCTGTTGAAGAAATGGAAGATATTTTAGTATTAGAACATGATGCAGTGTTTATATCTAAGGTTCCTTATAATAGAATACTAGATACACAATATGGTATTATTGGTCTAAATGATCCGAGGGGTGCGACACGTAAATCATCTGCTTTTCATAGTATGGTTCAAAATGGTATGAATGAAGTGACACAAGTACCACGTATTGATGCACAAAATGTACCACAAGGGCTAGCTGGTAATTCTGCATATATAATCAAACCATGGGCAGCTGACGAGATGATAAATCTTGTAAATGAATATGGACTATGGCCCAATGACGCTATCATGTGTTATCAGCTTTTCCCACTGTTAGGTGTCACACGAAAATATTACACAAGACTACAAGGCTTACAGAGTACTACGACACAATGAAAAATTACGTGATTACAATAAATGATATTCAAAAATCTGTAGAGAGTGCAAAAAGATGTATTCAATCAGGAGGTAAACATGGTATTCTAATCGATCATTTTGATGCCATTACGCCTAGAAATACTGATATAAAAGAAATGGCTAAAAGAGAAGGAATTGATCTCACGCTATTTCAAGAAAAATATTCTAGATTTGAAAATTGTGTAGCAGCATTTCTATCTCATTATAGTATATGGAAATTAGCAGCAAAGTCGCATACGCCTACAACTATCTTTGAACATGATGCTGTTATTGTTAATCAAATCAATTCAAGTATTATATTTGACAAAGTAGTAACACTTGGTAAACCTTCTTACGGCAAATTTAATACACCATCAAAATTAGGTGTAGGTCCTTTAGTACATAAGCCATATTTTGGCGGTGCTCATGCCTATAGAATAAATCGTGAAGGTGCAGAAGCTCTTATAGCTCAGGCTAAACTAGCTGCTAGACCAACAGATATTTTTTTAAATATCAACACGTTTCCTTGGCTACAAGAACATTACCCATGGCTTGTTGAAGTGAAAGAAACGTATTCTACTATTCAAAAAACTGAAGGCTGTTTAGCTAAACATGGTTATGGAGAAGGTTATGAGTTACTCTAATTTATTCATATCTGGTTGTGATAAGAATGCCCGTTGGATGCAAAAATGGTTCGAACGTAATTTTAAAAAACATAATCCAAATGCAGATTTAAAGATCTATGACTTTGATAAGGAATTTAGTGAATCTGCAGGATGGTTTAAAAAACCTGCAGCAATGCTAGATGCAGCTAAAAAGGCAAAAAAAGTTTGTTGGATCGATATTGACTGTCATATTAAAGGTAATATTGAATCAATATTTGATTATACTGAACCAAATAAATTATGCATGGTCGAGGATGTTCCATGGTCTAAACGCAGAGGCGAGACTTGGCATAATAGTGGTGTAGTAGCTTTTGAAAACAACCCTCCCATACTTAAAATGTGGTATGATATGGTAGTACAAAATCCATCGGTTGGTGATCAAGAGGTACTACATGAGTATGTGAGACAAGGTATGAACAGACTAATATATATTAAAGATCTACCACGACAATATAACACACTACGCTTAGACGTGTTAGACAATACAACTCCAAAAAATATTAAGATTATGCACTGGACAGGTGCTAAGGGTAAACAAGAGATTAAGAGGCTTATATAATGACTAGAGTCGCTCATATTATTGGTAATGGTGATAGTGCTCAACTTTTCCAGCCCGCTAAAGGTTTTAAAATCGTATGTAATCAACCTCCTATGCATGTTAATAATTGTTATGCCTCATGTATTGTTGATTTTAAAATGGCAGCAGCTTTAACTGAAGGAAGTGTTAAGATACCATATGATTGGGTTTTGGGATTTAGACCAAAGATTTGGTATGACCAAAACCGTGGTAACTTTAAAATGAAATTTGGTCATAAAATAAAAGAGTTTTATACTGAACTACCAAACTATGCAATCTTTCCTGGTGACTCAAAGGCTTTAGGCTATACTAATTTTAACTGCGGTCATATGGCTGCCCACTATACAGCTAATAAATTAAAAGCAACTGAGATCCACATGTATGGATTTGACTCCTTATTTGATATGAACCTCCAGAGTTATTCGGATCTTGTCTTATTTTCAGACAGAGAATCTGTAAATAACGTAAGATTAAATAATAAATGGAGACCGATTTGGAAGTCTCTTTTCGATGAATTTAAAGATGTGAAGTTTGTACTACACCATAAACACGATCAGCTAAAGATTAAGGTCGGCGAAAACGTAGAAACATTTGTGCATAAGTAAAAAAAGTATGTACATTTAACTCTATATAATGTAGAATGTTTTCATGATTGTTATTGATTATGAAACTAAGTGCGCTAAGTACCGCCGTAAAGCCATTGATGAAGCTGTTTATTTTGCTTCTCAATCGTTAATGCCACGTATTCGTAAACCAGTTTATATAAATATTAGAACGATACGCAAGTTAGCGGAAAAGCAAGGAGTTTACGGCGACTGTATGGATGAAGGTGATCGTGAGTTTACGATCCGCATCGATGTATCACTTCCCCTAGAACAAATGATAGAAACCATTCTACATGAAATGGTCCATGTATGGCAATACGTTTCACGACGTATGGTCCAAAATTGGGTTCACGAAGTGAAGTTTAATAAAGCTGTATATAGTAGTGATATGCCGTATGACGACAGACCTTGGGAAATAGAAGCGCATCGTATGGAGAAACAATTAAAGGAGTTGTGGGATGGCAGGAAGCATTATTGATTCAGCTATACCTGACACGCCGTTTGACGGTATTGAAATACAAAATTTAGATGGATGGATTCGTTATGACAGTAGTAGAGTGCGCACAGAGGATAATAGACAAAGATTGGACGGGGATTCAAGAGATAGATATTCGGACTCTTGGATACGCTTTGACGATAATTGATACTATTAAAAAAAATTCTAAGTGATTGAAATTATTGAAAACAAAAGTGTGTACATTACATTTTAGATAGTATAGTATATACATATACATGATGGAGAACACTATGCTAAATACAGGTATTGAATTTGTAAACGCTGACAACGCTGGTTTGTTATTTCATATCAACACAAAAGATGGTGAAGAGATTACTCGACGAGCAGACTCAATTGAAGATGGCGTTTACTTTGTGAAAAAATATGGTTTAGCAGAACGTCATTTCTTTTCTTCTGATATGGACTTTGGTACTGAAGAAGGTTTTGAGACTGACAACGGTCCACACATTATGTTTAATTCAATCATGAGTAAGTGTCATGACTGCTAATGAGTTAAGAAAGATCTTATCAAAATTAGCAAAAGAAAACAAACTAGAGTATTATATTAAAAGAGAAGACGGTAACATTATGAGCATTAGATTTTTAGTGGAGAAAGAGGATGTTACTGACAGCTGAGCAACAAGGCCAAATGGTTTTTCACATTTTGCAACAAGGATATCACAAGCCACTCGTAGAGGGTAAAGCAAACCGTGAAAGAATTGAAGACAAAATAATCATAGGTTCTTACAATAATGAAATCCCTCCTATTACTGATGAAGATGTTGATTTAATTTATACATTAGTAAACGAGCTTGTAGAGGAACACACAGGAAAATGAAATATTTTTTAATAACAACCGCATTGATTGCATCTTCTGCATCTGCTGAAAAAATAACAGCAAACATAGAAGATGTATTTGCTACAGTAATTGAATCAACACCGTATACTCGTCAAGTATGTCAAAATGTAGAAGTTCCTATTTATGGAACTGTTACACGTCAAGGTAGTGCATCAGGTAGTGATGTACTTGGTGGTATGATTATTGGTGGGCTTCTCGGTAAAGGTGTGACTGGTAAAGACGATGGCGCTGCAGCTGGTGCAGTGCTAGGTGGTATTATTGCTGCTGATAAAGCAAATAAACCAAAAACTGAAACAGTTATCACTGGCTATAAAACTGAACGTCAATGTGAAAATGTGACTGAATATAAAGATGTAAATAAGAAGGTATATGATTATTCAATCATTACTTGGACTGTAGACGGTATTACATACCAGACTACATTTGTGAAATAGATAATAATGACTCCTTAGCTCAGCTGGATAGAGCAAGTGCCTTCTAAGCACTAGGTCGAGGGTTCGAATCCTTCAGGGGTCGCCAGATGAAAGGTTATGATTATGGCTTGGTTATTAGTGTTTATAACATATTGGGATAGTCAGATCATGACTGTTGGAAATGGTGTCTTTGAGACACATATGGAATGTTTTACGGAAAGAGAAAAACTATCTGCAGAAGTTGGTATTGGCTTTGGACACTTTCCTGTAAACATGCAAGCGATTTGTATGAAAATTGAGATTAAGGAGTAAATCATGGAAATTATCGCAGCAATGATCATCTACGCATTAGCAGAAGATATTAAAGAAAACAAAGCTACTATGGCAGATTTGCAGGAACAAATTATAGATGTTAACAATGATTTTTTGAAATTAGCTGGTGCTCATTCTTCTTTAGCTGCTCAACATAAATTAGATCATGATACTCATCATGAAAAAATTGATGGAATTATGAGCGTTCTAGATGAATTTGCAAAAAATTAATTACCAGCGACCCTGCATTACGCCAACAATATAGATAAACAACGAAATAACAGCAGCAGCAAATAATGCTAGGCCTATGCCTAAAACTATTTCCATTATTTGCTGCTGTCTTTCTATTTTTGCGTATTCAGCTTCTCTACGCTCTTTCCGCATTTTAGCTTCAATAGCAACAATTTCATCCCATGCGCTTGGCCCATAATAAAAGCTAATATGCTTTCTCATTTCCTCACGCATCTCTTTTGCTTTGTTTTTATGGCCCCAAGCTTCCAATGCATTTTGTTCTATTTGACTTGAGCCAAATAGTTTTTTAAACATTGGAGGATTTTGTGCTTGTTTGTGTGCAAAATCTAAATCAGACATAGCACCTGCCCATTGGCTTAAGGTGCCAGCCATATCGTGTAATTCTTTACCAGTAGACACTGCTTTCTTAATACCATTATAAGCCGCAGTTGCCATACCGATAGCCGATACTGGATCTATCATTTTTTTCCCCTTCACAACTATTTATTAAGTTATTGATTTTAAACAAAACAAAAATGCGCTTGAACCGCAATTAACTGTGTACATTGCCTTTCAAATAGTGTAGATTGGTT